AAGTTGAAGTCCCTGGCTGAAGACCTTGATTTCGATGATGAAGAAACTTTCGCTAAGAAGGTAGCTACCATCAAAGAATCTTACTTCACCAAGAAAAAAGTAACTGTAGCTGAAGAATCTGTTGACGAAGTTGCTGAAGAACAGGAAGTTACCGGTTCCATGGCTATGTACGTTAGCGCACTTAAGCAAACTCACAAACCACAATAATAAGAAAGAAGGTGTACAATAATGCAAGCTCCTATCTCTTACGATAAACTCGTATCGAAGTGGGCACCAGTACTCAACGAAGAAACTGCTGGTCCTATCTCTGATCACTACCGCAAGCAGGTAACTGCTGCTATCCTGGAAAACCAAGAAAAGGCTATGCGCGAAGAACGTATGGCTTCCTCGTTTGGTTCCATTAACGAAGCTGGTACCGTTTCCGCTGATGGTGGTGGTGCTAGTACTTCTGGTTTCGATCCAGTACTGATCTCGCTCGTTCGTCGTGCTATGCCAAACATGGTTGCTTACGACGTATGTGGTGTACAGCCAATGTCTGGTCCTACTGGCCTCATCTTCGCGATGAAGTCCAAGTACAAGACCACTCGTGCTACTGTTACTACAGGTGACGAAGCTCTGTACAACGAAGCAAACACCGCATTCTCCGGTGACTCTTCGTTCGATCAGTCTGCTTCGACCCCTCCGTCCGGTATCATTGACTCTGACTTTGATAACGACGGTGATTCGGCTCACGACGCAGAGCGTATTACTGCTAGCAACAACACTGGCTCTGGTATGACTACTGGCGCTGGTGAAATTCTCGGTGAGACCGGCCAAGCAGCTCTGGCAGAAATGGGCTTCACTATCGAGAAGCAAACGGTAACTGCTAAGACACGTGCTCTGAAGGCTGAGTACACCATGGAACTGGCACAAGATCTGAAAGCCATCCACGGTCTGGACGCAGAAACTGAACTGGCTAACATTCTGTCTGCTGAGGTACTGGCAGAAATTAACCGTGAAGTTATCCGTACCATTAACTCGCAAGCTAAGTCCGGTGGCGCACTTACTTCTACTGGCGTAGCTTCGGCTGACTTCGATCTGAACCTCGACGCTGATGGTCGTTGGTCCGTTGAGAAGTTTAAGGGTCTGGTATATCAGATTGAAAAAGACGCTAACCAGATCGCTAAGGACACCCGTCGTGGACGTGGTAACTTCCTGATCTGTTCGTCTGACGTAGCTTCCGCTCTGGCAGCTGCTGGTATGCTTGACTACGCTCCTGCTATGTCGACCAACCTGAACGTTGACGACACCGGTAACACTTTTGCAGGTGTACTGAACGGTAAGATGAAGGTATACGTTGACCCATACGCAGCTAACGATTACGCTACCGTTGGTTACAAGGGTGCAAACGCATACGACGCTGGTCTCTTCTACTGTCCATACGTTCCATTGACCATGGTTCGTGCAGTTGGTGAGAACACTTTCCAGCCAAAGATCGGCTTTAAGACTCGTTACGGTATGGCTTCCAACCCATTCGTAACCAACTCTACTAACGGTCTTGGCGACGCTAAGTCGAACCAGTACTACAGAATCTTCCGCGTAGCGAACATTCTGGGTTCCTAAGCTACTTAAGCTTACAACGATAACAATAACTGTTATATAAATACTAGGGTGGATCGAAAGGTCCACCCTTTCTTTTTGGAGTAAACAATGGCAACACTGACATCAAATCAGAACTATCTACAGCCAAGCGGGTTTAGGGTAATCATTGACCGCGAGAACTATCCTAATCTAGAATACTTTGCACAGTCTGTAAACCATCCAGATGTTACTCTTCCTGTAGTGGCTAATCCGTTTCGTCGTATCGAAAACGTTAGCATGCCAGGAGATACGCTTTCCTATTCTGAATTATCTGTAACGTTTATTCTTGATGAAGATTTAAAAGGTTATATCGAACTTTACAACTGGATGGAAAAGCTCGTCAATGAAGAGTTTGTAGGTGAAGGACCAAGATCTAGAAAGGTCAATCCCGAGATCCCTACCCAGGCCGATATCTCGCTTTCTATTCTTAGCAGTCATAACAATCAGACTAAAAGAGTATTGTACAAGGCATGCACACCTACATCACTAAGCGGATTACAGTTTTCTTCGATTGCAGGAAACGTAGAATATCTAACTTATGACGCTAGTTTCTCATTTACGGGGTTCGAATTCCTCGAATAATATGGTATAATAGGTCTACCAAATAGACTATATTGGATTTATTATGAAATTAGATTTAGAAGCCATACTGACCATGTGGCGTGAAGACTCTGAAATCTCTGAGTTCAACCTAGATGAAGAGTCACGTAAGACACCATCTCTACATGCCAAGTATCTTGAGATCCATTCCCTTACAAAGCTAAGATTAAAAAAAGCTGAACTAGATCAAAAAACGCTGCTTAAAGATAAGTGGCTATATTATAATGGTAAGATGGACGAAGAAACTATTCGTGAGAAAGGATGGAACTTCGATCCGTTTAATGGACTAAAAGTATTAAAAGGTGATATGGATCACTACTATGATGCTGATACTGATATTCAGCAATCAGAGGAAAGAATTGCTTACTATAAGACGATTATAGATACTCTTGACGAAATCATTAATAACTTACGATGGCGTCACTCGATTATCAAAAACATGATTGATTGGCGAAGGTTTGAATCCGGAGGATGAGTTACTTGGCTTTATTTGATGACGAAGAATTTATTTCCCATGCAGGTCTTAAGCTCGGTTGGAAGATCGAGATGGATGCCTTATATACGGACGACTGGCGTTGTCTTGCTAAGATGATTATGGAATACGAAACCAGACCTTTCCGTAAGGCTGTAGGTATTCCACGTGGCGGTGTACGTTTAGGACAAATGCTTAACGAATATGCAACTGGTAATCCTGATGATCCTGTTCTAATCGTAGATGATGTATACACAACAGGAGCAAGCTTTAAAGAATTCATTTCTGAAAATTATTTGGTAACTCCAGTAATTTGCTGGGTCGTTTTTGCTCGAAATCCTATTAAGGGTAACATTAATACCTTGTTCCAAATGCCTTCGAAGATTCGTAAAAAACTTAAATAATGGAATTAAAATCTAATACCTTACACGTACGTAAGAAGAACCATTCCCAGCTATTAGTACTATCTGAACCACACATCTCCAACGAACTGAATGACTTCTTTTCGTTTGAAGTGCCGGGACATAAGTACATGCCTGCGTTCAAGCAGCGTAGGTGGGATGGTAAAGTACGGCTGTTTAGTTCTGCTAAAAGCGAACTGCCATGTGGTCTATATGAATACCTTGATGAATTCGTTAAGCCACGCAACTATACTATTGAAGTAGATCACGACACTACGTATGGTCGACCAGATAGCAACGTAGCTGTAGATCCCAAGGATCTAGCGCAGTTTATTAAGTCACTAAACTTACCATTCGAGCCTAGAGACTATCAGTTTGATGCCATATCGCAGGCTATCCACTCGAAGCGCTTGATCCTACTGTCTCCTACAGGTTCTGGTAAGTCTTTGATTATCTACGTACTGATGCGCTGGTTCCTAGAAAACCATAATAAGCGTGCCATCATCGTAGTACCAACCACTTCCCTTGTACAGCAGATGTATACTGACTTTGAGCAGTATGCACAGAACGATAGCTTTGACGTATCGCAGATGTGTCACCGTATCTACTCTGGTATGCCTAAGCACAATGTACCCGAGCGTGTATTCATCTCTACGTGGCAATCCATCTATAAGCTTCCAGGTACGTGGTTTGAGCAGTTTGGTGCTGTGTTTGGTGATGAGGTACATAACTTTAAAGCTAAGTCTTTGTCTGGTATTATGAACAAATCCAGGGAAGCAGAGTTCCGGTTCGGGACTACTGGTACATTGGATGGAACACAAACGCATAAGCTTGTTCTAGAAGGTTTGTTCGGTAGAGTATATCATGTAACTACTACCAAGAAGTTAATGGATGCTGATACACTAGCACAGCTGAAGATTAATGTGCTACTACTAAAGTATCCGCCAGAGGTGTGTAAGGACATTATAAATAGTAAGGATTACCACTACGAGATTGACTACCTTGTTGGTAACGTTAAGCGCAATCGACTAATCCGTAACTTAGCGCTTGATCAAGAAGGTAACACTCTGGTCCTGTTCCAGTTTGTAGAAAAACATGGCAAAATCATCTACGATTTAATCAAGGATAAAGCACATGAACGGCGTAAGGTTTTCTTTGTATCAGGTGAAGTCGATGCTGAAGTCAGAGAAGAAATACGTGGGATCGTCGAAAAGCAGAAAAATGCTATCATTGTTGCTAGCCTTGGCACGTTCTCCACGGGTGTAAACATTAAGAATCTACACAATATTATTTTTGCCTCACCGTCCAAGTCACAGGTGAAGGTACTGCAGTCTATTGGACGTGGATTAAGAAAGTCTGAAGACGGTAGAGCAACTACACTGTATGATATCGCTGATGATATGCATATGAAACAAAAAAAGAACTATACTCTTCTTCATGCTATTGAACGTATGAAGATTTACAAAAGAGAAAAGTTCGACTATGATGTATTCGAGGTAACTTTATGACTACCACAGAAGAAACAGATGTGAACTATGATGAAGAAGGTCCTAAAGTATTCAAGTTAACTACTGGCGAAGAAATCATTACTACTGTAACTCGTACTACAGAACATTACTTTGTCATCGAAGTACCTTTGGAAATCAGATTTAATACTATGAAAGGTAGCTTATATCTAACTAAATGGAAGTTCGGTGCAGACTATAGTAAGGTGATGACTTTAGCTGGATCTTCTGTAGTATCAGTATCTGTTCCTGAACCAGTAGTTGTTGAAAATTACTTTGAATTTAGAAAAGGATTTATTGAGCATCTGTCAGTACAGGAAGAAGAAGAGTACGAACAAATTGAGGTTAACCTTGTAGAGGATGATTCACCAACTCTTCACTAAGAAGGTATATCCTCCGACCCCGAAACAGTAAACAGATTATATACTATTTTTATCAATTTGTAAATCCCCTTTTTTCATTTTACTTCTATCGAATTTTATGGTAGAATAGCATAACAATTGAATAGTTAAGGTTTATCCAGTGAGTAAGAAAAAGTCTAAAAATTATATTAACAATAAAGATTTTTCAGCTGCAGTATGCGATTATGTAGAATCCTATAACGCACATAAAGGCGCTGATAAACCGATCGTACCTAATTACGTGGCTTTGGGGTTTAAACAAATTGCCGAAGGTTTGTCGCATAAGCCTAACTTTATCGGGTACTCTTACCGAGATGAAATGGTAATGGATGCGATTGAGAATTGCCTTAGAGCTATCCGTAACTATAACATCGAAGCAGCTACACGTACAGGAAAACCAAATGCTTTTGCTTATTTCACTCAGATCTGTTATTATGCCTTTCTTCGGAGAATCGCCAAGGAAAAGAAACAGAAAGAAATCAAAGATGAAATTATAGAAAACGGATTTACTAGCGATATGCTAGAGATCAGTGCTAATCAGGATGACTATTCCAAACAGATTACAATTTCATATATAGAAGAAGTAAAAAATAAACTACGTGAGAACCAAGAAACAACTGATGAAGAATATGTGAAACCCCAATCGTCTTTGCCTAAGCGCAGAGTTCGTAAGACTAATGATTCGGACCTAACGGAGTTTCTATGAAGAATTATAAGCTAAAAGAATTCATTGAAGTGGTTGAAAGCGCAGATATTATCTACGGTGAAGTTTCACTTAACGCAGCAACTAAGATTCCTGCACGTGTTAAGAAAAAGTCCGTACTTGAACAGCTTAAATCAATCAAGAGAGAAACACTCTACATGACTTCTATCGGTTACTATGGTGACTTGAAAGAAGACAAAAAAGGACGAAAGATTTTAAAGGTGCTATAATGACAGATGAACCCCTTTTCGATTTTGGATTTACTATCGTCGATGAACAGGAACTGGAGGTTGTACAGACTACAGCCGCGAGCGCAGCAACAGCTGAAG